AAAGCCTCCTGCGTCTGAGGCGAATAGGTAGGCTACGTATGTGTCTCCTGAGGCATTAACTAAACTTGAATAAGAGAAGTTAAAAGAAGTAGATGTAACAGAGTTGATTATTTGGAATAAACCTGCGTTAGTAGTGTTTAGCGTTAAATCATTAACAGTATCTTTATGATAAACTAGCCAATTCGTAGCATTAGAAGTATTTTTAATTATAATGCAGCCCGGAACACTCCCAAGATTATGTGCTATTTCGTGAGTAGCATTGCCATCCCCAGTATAAGTCACAACATCAAAGAACTTCTCAGCCTTGCGGAATGTCCAAGAGGCGTAGTTATCGCCGCTATTGTTGTATCTCGTTCCACCCCCAGAAAAAGAAAAGCCGTCTGCCTCTAAGGTCACTTGTGTATTTGATGCCAAAGCCGCAGTACTGTTTGACTTTAGGTAGCCATTGTTGAGGGTGTCGAATAGAGCGTTGTCCCAAGTCCCTGTGCGGTTTTTGAACCAAACAAGCCCGCCTTCTTCTGTTACGTCAACCCCTGTGCCAGTTATGGATTGAGAGGTTGTCGTACCCTCATACAAATAAGTCGAGAAGACATCCTCAACGTACAGAGGAGTGCCTGCATTACCTGCTGCTGCTTGTAGTAGTTTCTTACTCATTAAGCTAATCCCTGCCCGGCTACGAAGCCGTACCATGTAGTTCCACCATCGTGTGTGTAGAAGACGAAGACGTCCACTGCGTTTGCTGTCGCTGTCAGCGTTGGTGCTGTAGCGGCAGGCCAGTCAACCGACGTAGGCCATGTCAGCGTGTATCCTAATGCCAAAGCGTCCTGTACCACCTTCAGAGTGAAAGTGTAGGCTGTGCCTGTGACGGGTGGATTAGAGAAGGTGAATGTAGTGTTCTCTGTGAGGACGTGAGTGAACGTATTGCCTGCCTCACAGTCCACAGTGGTAGCGTTAGTCGCGGACGTCACAGCTGCGTAGGACTCGTTGTAGGAGTCTGCTGTCAGCTCGCCAGTGATGTCTACGTCACCTGTATATGTAGAGCCTACCTTGCCGTCAAGCTGCGTCTGTATAGCAGAGGTTACGCCGTCTATGTAGTTAACCTCAACGGCTGTAGCTGTTACGTCACTGATCTGTGATACAGTAACAGAGGTTGCTAGGGGTGCTACTACTTGCCACGCTGAGCCAGTGTAGACGTTCATCAATGTGGTAGCTGTTGACCAGTAGAGAGCGCCAGTGAGCAGTGCAGCTCCATCGTTGTCTAGCGTAGGAGCTGTAGCCTTAGCGCCTAAGTAGCGGTCATCGAAGCTATCGTAGCTCGCTGCTGCGTTAGTCTCTGAAGTGGCTGCATTGGTCTCTGAAGTCGACGCATTGCTCGCAGACGTCGCTGCATTACTCTCTGACGTCGCTGCCGCTGCTGCTGAGTCTGCTGCTGCTGTGGCTGATCCGAGGATACCATCTACGTAGGCCTTGGTAGTGGCGTCTGTTGTTACTGTGGGCGTACCCAGCCCAGTGATCTTATTAGCGCCCATAGCAATAGCGCCCGACATAGTACCGCCTGCCAGAGGGAGCTTGAGAGCATCTGCTGTGTCTACGTAGGTCTTAGTGGCTGCATCTTGAGCCAGAGTAGGATTGCCTAGTCCAGTGATCTTAGACGTACCCATAGCTATCGCACCACTCATCGTACCACCTGCGAGAGGTAGCTTAGTAGCGATGGAGTTGGTTACGGTAGTGGAGAAGTTGGCGTCGTCGCCCAGTGCTGCTGCTAGCTCGTTAAGAGTGTCTAGGGCTGCAGGAGCGGCTGCTACAACGGCTGCAACCTCTGTGTCCACGTACCCCTTGGTAGCTGCGTCTGTAGCCAGTACAGGAGCGCCTAGGTCGCTTAGGACAGCGGTGTTGAAGTCCACGGTGCCATTAATAGCTAGGTTGTTTAGTGTAGTTGTGCCTATAGCGGCTGTGACATTACCTATCAGACTACCCGTAACGTCGCCTGTGACATTACCAGTGAGGTTACCTGTTACATTGCCTGTGACGTCACCTGTGAGGCCGCCTACGAAGCCAGTGTTAGCTGTAACTGTCGTGCCTGTGATGGCTAAAGGCGTAGTACCGCCAATGACAATGCCGTTAACTGTACCACCAGTCAGAACTGCATTGCTAGATGCAAAAGTACCGTTAGCGGTTAGAGTTCCGGTAACGGTTGCTGTGGCTGTGGTGACTGTAGAAGGGTTGGTACCAAGCTCGACGATCTGAGTAGACGCGTTCTCGGTGAAGATTCGCTTATCCGTGACGTTGACAGCTAGTTCGCCTTGAACCAGGTCACTTGTAAGAGGGACGGCTGAGGCGGTGGAGCTATTCTTTGTTACTATGACAGTCATGCTGATTTCCTATATAATTAGCCCGTGTCTCTTTAGCCTATTAAAACTAAAGAAGGGGGCAGATTGCTCCACCCCCGTCCTAGTCACTTACTTACGCGTTGACGTTCAATACAAAACCAGCTTCAGGACGCAGTACCTTCACGCCGTAGATTTGGTCAGCAGTGTAGAGGTTAGATAACCACTCCTGCTTGTATTGAGTCTGTGAGCGAACACCCTGTTGCTCAGCAAGAACCATAGAGTCCTTGTGCATCAAGAGTGCTGCCTTGAGATCGTTAGTGTTGGCTGTGTTATCAGCCGCCGCTTCCGAAGTCACACAGTTAGTTGATACGTATACGTCGATACCATAGATGTTACCGATCTTGCCGTTCTGTACAGTTTGACCACTTACGAAGTCAGATGATACATAACGGTCAATACCCATGATGGCATTACGTAGCGCAGGCGGGATCACGAATACGCGGTTGTCGAATGGCACATCAGCGTCATCCATTGCTTGAACCAGTGAACGGAAACCTGCGTCTGTGAAGACGTCAGAAGACGTTACTGTGTCAGCAGCGTACTGTGTCAGACCAGTAGTGGCGTCGATGTAGTAAGAGTTGGTGTTCAGGTAAGTACCTGCACCATCTCCGAAGTTGACAGCCAAACCGTGTAGGTCTGAGTCTACCTGCTTAGCTAGTGCATAACCCGCGTCAGACGTATAGAACTGACGTAAGCTAGACAGAGCTTGTGTTGCTGTGATATCTTCAATCAGACGTGAGTATTCAAAGTGCTTGTCAATGAGAACCTGTACGTTGCTCTCAGTGTCACTTTGAATGCTGACTGCTGTGTTAGCAGCCTTCGCAGTAGCTGTACCACGGACAGGCGCGGGGATGTTAACTGTATCGCCCTTCTTGCCCATCATCGACATACGCTTCACCAATGGCGCAAGCACCAATGAGTTCTCGTATGAAGCAATAACCTCGTCACTCCAAATCTCTGGAATAAAGGTTGCTGCTGAGGTGTTGTCTACTGCTCCGGTTTGAATCGGATATACTGATTTAGTTAAGGCCATGATTTAATCTTCCTACAATGAGTTAAGTTATTTAACCCGCCCTTCTGCATAGGCCTGCATGATCTCTCCAGACAGAGCCTCGTAGCGGCTTGGGTCGTTTCGCATGAGTTTAATAATGTCGGCTCTACGGAAGATTTTCTTACCACTGCCTGAATCAGCACTACCACTAGCGTTGCCAGAATTGGCTTGCTTGATGGTCGAACTTCGGCTGTTGCGCTCTGCATTGGCAGTCTGGCCTACTAAGGCCTTCCTCTCTTTCCACTGGCTGAATATCTCATCAGCAGCTTCTAGGTTGTAGTTGCGGTCTGCTTCCTGTAACAACTTAGTTCTAAAGCTACTATCCTTTACCCACCCCAGAAATGACTCATCCGTCAGAATTTCCTTCATGTCTGGATGCTTCTCTTTCAACTGCGACTGCGCGCTTGATTGGCGCATCTTGCTAGAAGCCTCTTGAGCCTCTCGCACAGCAGGGTGCTTACTGATAGCTGCCTGTATTGCCTTCTCAGGGTCAGTGAAGTAATCAAACTCCTCCTCTTCGCCTTTTGCTTCTGTGTTGGATTGTGACATAACGAACTCGTCAACCACCTTGCGTAACTCACCTACCTCAGAGCTTTGACGTCCTAGAAGCTGTTCAGCCTCTTGGTGCATCTTCACTATATCGGCAACTGACTTACCCTGATACTTGTCAGGGACACTCGGTGTAGTCTCCTCAGGAGCTTGTTCTGCTTGCACAGGGGCTACTGAATCCTCTAGCGTGTGTTCGGGTTGCTCTACACCTTCTGGTGCGTTGTTATATCGTCCTTCTTCGTTATCGACTATAGTAGCCATTAAAACTCCGTGAAATAATTCATTGTGGAGATAAGTAAGGAGATGAGCTACTCACCGTTGGCCTTACGTTCTTTACGTATCACGTCCTGTCTGTTCTTAGCCCACTTCATAGTCTCACCCGGAAAATGCCCGGATAAGGCGTCTAAGGAACAAGACACTGCTGATACGATACGCTTTGCCTGCTTGTCGCAGACCCTACATTCAGTGGCTACCTCACTGTCATCAATGAAACACTCACTGATGTGACCGTCAGGACACTGAAATTCAAAGATACGTCTAGTCATTCGCCAGAGCCTCCGCTTGCTCGATGGAGTTCTCTAGGTCAACCAATGACGCTATTATGCTAAGCTGCCCTTTCCTGTAGTTCAGGTCAGCCTCGTCTTTAGTCTGCCGTACTGAGTCGACTACTTCTTCCTTCTCAGTCAGCTCCTCGATTAAGGCTTTCCAACCGTCCGTGAGCATCATGACCCGAAGGTCGTCCCAGTACTTCTCTGCTTCGTCCATACCATTCTCCTAATAAGGTGGTTGACTTTCTATCTATATTATGTTATGCTGTATTATGACTCTATTATAGCACACTTTTAGTCTTTTGTCAAGTCTTTTTTCTTAGCCTCTGCTTTAGGGGCTTTCGGCGCATCCTCCAGACTCGCTACCCGCTTCTCAAGACGCCTAAAGGCGATATTGATCTGCTCTGCCAACTCTTCGATGTCCTTGCTAGTTACCATTCTCATTAGTACGTTCCTCGTTTAGTGTTCTCTGCATCTACCTTCAGTCCTAGCTCTTTCTCGTTCAGAGCCAGTTTAGCCAGTTCCATGTGCTTCTTAAACTTCTTCTCGTCAGCGTCCACTGTGGTGGATACAGCCCTGATGCGGTCTGTCTCTAGGCCTACAGGAATGCCCTGAGCCTCGATCGCTATCTTCTGAGCGCGACTGTTGCTCTCTGCTGCCTGAGCGTTGAGCGCTGCCGTCTGTGAGTTCTTAAACGCTCTCTCTTCCTCTTGAGCCTGCTGCTGTGCCTGCTGCTGCTCTGGGCTAGGCTGCTGTGCCTTGACCATTGCCGCTGCTAGCTCTTCGCGGTTAGAGATATTCATGTTGTCTACCACTGCTTCAATCAGCATAGGATAGATCGGGTTGTCCTGACCTGTTGTCTGGAGCAACTGTACAAGCTGTGTGACTTCGTACTCACGAGCAATGATGCCCAGTGATGACGTAGCACAGAAGCTGAAGTCTGCTGCAGGGAACATCTCAGGCTCGAACTGCATATAGCGGTAAGCTGCCATCTCAACGAATGGGATCAGGAAGCACTCTTGGAAGTTAACCAGTGTACGCTTCTGACGCTTGATAATACCACCCATCGACATAGACGTACCTGCTGAGGTGATACCACCACCCTGAGCTGCCTGCTGTGCGCCATCTACGCTACCTGTCGCTGCCTGAACCATCTGCTGCAAGGCTGCTGCCTGTGCGAACGTGATCTGGTCGACGTTGCCAAAGTTGAACGGGTGCAATACCTCACGAGGGTCGCCGTTGGTCAGGAGCAGTTTACCTGCCTTGATCTCTGGCTTGCTGCCTCTAGGCATCCGTGTGCTGTCCATAGCGAGCATTGGGTGTACAGTCAGGGCTAGAGCGTCGATACGAGCGCGTAGCTCACTGTCGAGCGCCTTCTGGCTGTTATAACCCTTCTCACACACTCCCATGCCCCAGAACCTGTTAGGCACTGTGTCCCATGAGAACGCGATGACAGGGCGATCTTCCATCATGTAGGGGTTAGCCTCAGCTTTAAGCAACTTGCCGTTACCGAGGACTACAATAGCTTCTACGTAGTATGTGTCCTTGCCTTGGTCGTCTGCTGCGCTGTCCAGACCCTCAATGTCGTCATCCTCAGAGGCTAGCTCTAAGAGGTCGCGTGGAACTAAGCCGTAGTACTTGGTGAGCCTCACTTTGCCGTCAGGCTGCTGCCACAGCTCGTCGTCTGGTTCGAGGTCAAGGTCGTCTGCTGCTGCGCCTACGTAGACGTCACGGTACACGCCCTCTTCCTGAAGTTGCTGTACCTGATGCAACGATACGAAGCTGTCGATGGCAACGCCCAGTGCTGACTTGATGTCTGTAGCCACCGGGTCTATGAGGAAGTTGTGTGGCTGTACTGCTTTCAGGCTGACGCAGGTTTTATCCTTAACCGTCACGCCTACAGCGCGCATCGTACCTTCCATGATAGCCTCAGTGGCAGGTGTCAGGGTCTTCTTCTGCTCTACCACTACCTCAGCAATACCTGTGCCGTACACAGCAGCGTTGAGCAACACTTCACCCACTGTCTGCCTGATCTTGTTCTTCTTGAACTCCTCATCTAGCATCTTACGCAGGTGAGTAGCATCTGTCTTGTCTTGATCCATGTGGTCGTCTTGGATGTCGAAGAACCGCCCTCTTCCGAAGGTAGCCTCCTCAACCTCAGCCACATTGCTCTCTACAGCCTGTAGCAGGGCAGGGGATACGATACGGCTACGCTCTGACTCGCGTGTCTTGTCTTGGTCAGACCAGATACCTCTCCAGAGACGATAGTACTCATTGTGCTTATCGTCGTAGTTGGTGTCGTAGAACTCTCTCCACTCGTCTACTTTAGTCTGTACCCAACTCTCTACTGAGCCTTGTAATACAGGCATCGTGTCGTCATTATAATCGTCCATATTAGTACCCTGCGTAGTTGTCTATGATTATGTCGTAGTCGTCATCTTCGTAGTTACCGAAATAAGCCACTGTCGCTAACTGGTCGATGTACGCCAGTGAGTCGATGGTGTCGTCATGCACTAGATGGTTAGGGAACTGAAACAGCTCATCGAGGAACTGCATATTCCAATCACCTCTATTCAGCGTGATCTGCCCATTCTCGAACCGACCCTGCAATGCCCAAACTATCCTGTCCTGCTTCTTCTGGTTACCGTGAGTGAGTTCCTCGACACGGAAATACTTGTTGTAACGTCTCATGAGGTCTGATAGCGGTGACATTACTGCCTGCTTACTAATACCCTTCTCGATCCCTACACTGATTGGTTGGTACTTAGCGACAGCCTCGAATATCTTCCTAGCTGTCTCGTCCAGAGTCCACCGACCTACGATGATCTCCCTGACCCACCACCCATGCTCATTAACCTTTACTATCGAGATGGAGGAGTTATCGAGTCGCTTGTTCTGCTTACCCTTCTTACCCATCTCAGCGAAGCCTGCAAGGTCACAGGCGATATAATATACCCCTGCCTCTGGCTCCTTCTTCTGATACTTAATCCACTCTTCCTTGAATATCTCGCTGCCTTGTGCCTCGAAGCTAGCCATGAACTCCTGCCTGAAGCTGAAGCTAGACATTGTCCTCTTAGCGCTCTCCACCTCGTCAACGTCCAAGTAGGGGTTGTCGTAGCTTGTGAAGTGCCAGGATTTGTAGTCTTCTAGCGTACCCATCTCCGCAGCGCGGTAGAGGTCGTAGAAGTGGTTTCTGCCCATAGGTGTTCCTATGAACATGGCCTTACCCTTCAAGTCAGCCAGTGCAGGGCGTAGGATTAACTCCCACACCTCAGGTTTGACGTCAGCATACTCATCGAGTACAACGTAGTTCAAGCTAACGCCACGCATCGTCTCAGGCCTATCACCGCCCTTCAGGTTGATACTGATACCATTTATCAGCTTAATCTCAAGGTTGTTAACGTGAGCTGAGGCTATAACATCCTTGCCTAAGTCCAGAATAGTATGCCATATAACGTCTCTAGCTTGCTGCTGTGTGGGCGCTACATAGAACACCTTGCCTTTTGTTGCCTGCAACGCAGCCAGTATGAGAGTCCATGCTGCTAGCTGTGTCTTTCCTGTACGTCGTCCTGCGGCTATCACCTTAAAGCGAGCGGGGTCGTTGTAAACTTCTTCTTGCCAAGGCAACAGTGATACGTTTAAGTCTGTCATCTAGTATGTCCACATTGTCAGGTCATCGTCACGGATGTCTAGGTGTATAAACCTACCCTCCATGCCTATGCCTGTGAAGCCCATTTCGATAGCTTTCTTGATTAGCTGTCCTCGGCGCTTGGCGTTGCTTACCAGTATGTCGGCAGCAATCCCCTGCGAGTGCGTCCCCGGCTTATGCTTCCTCTTCTCTACAGAATGCTCAGGAGAGCGATACCCGGAGGAGATAACAAGAGGGAAACCCAACTGACCCCTGAGGTTATCCAACTTATGTACAAAGTCTTCATCAATCTCATTCTCCCCAGTCTCGTGGCAGTCAAACTCAGCTTTTTTAAAATAGATAAAGCCGTCTTCATTCAATATCGACATACGAACCTCTCTCGTCTAGGTAGTCTGCACAGGCTCTCAGCCGCGTAGCGTCTTCCTTAGCGTTACCTAGTGTCAGATTACAGGCATTACATAACAGCCCTCTAACCTCACCTGTGTCGTGATTGTGATCCACCCTGAAACTGTGCTCATCGCCGGGGTTATCTGCTTTGCATATAGCGCAACAATGACCCTGCTCTTCTAGCATCTCGTTAAAGCGTTCTAACGACAGGCCATACGTCTTCATCAGCATACTTCTGCGATGGTAGCCTTTGTTATTTCGTTTGTACTCTCTGACGTTTTCTTTCTTGCACTCTTTACAGGTGGAGAGGTTGCTAGTGTAGAAGTCGTCCTTAGCCTTGGTCTCCGAGCACTGGTTACACTGCATCGTCGTCCTCCTCTTCAAAGTCAGCATCCTCTATTTCTTCTCCCTGTATCTCTACACCCTTCTCGTGTGTGTTGCTTATGGTGATGTTGATCGACGATTTACCGCCAGAGAGCTTATCACGCTCGAAGTAGCTGAGCGGAGCCACTCGATCAAAGATGAGCTTCCACGCCGCCGCCTGCGACTTGTGGTCATCGTCTAACGCCGCATTGAAGATAGAGTCCATCACCTTACGTGACTTAGGGGAAGCGAGTAAACGTGCTTTGTACTCAGCTATTGCTGCTGCATCACCCTTAGGACGCCCTAGAGCAACCCTATTCCCTTTCTTTTTAGCTTCTACTTCTGCTTTCTTGGGACGACCAACTCGCTTATTCCTTTGTTCAGCCATTTTATCTCCTCTAAGAACAGCTTTCCCATCTTAATCGTATACTGACCCACAGTTAACACCACACAGATACCCAGTAGAACCAGTGTACCGATAACAGTGCCTATTAACAACTCCGTCAGTAGCGTTAACATATCAATTCTGCCTATATAGTCTAAGTTGTCTGTGATGAAACCCCTCCAGATGACTCTTTATCTCTTCTGTTGCGACTCTGAGTTGCCCAGAACAGCCCAGAGGGGTTTAAAGGAGTGGTAAGAGGAGGGGGTATTGCTGTGCAACTCAGCGCAATGCCGTGAAGCACAGTCAATACAGTAGAGGAGACGACCTAAGCAAGGAACGTAGGAGACTGTCTCTTCGTGTTGTTGTACAATATAGGTATATTATAGCATACTTTTAAGCATTTGTCAAGCCTTTTCTACTGCTATAGCCCTACTGCACCTTTACAGCGGATCTTAGCCATATCTAAGTCTCCGCAAACCGTCACCAATCTTAATTATTATCAGAGCTTTACAACACCTCCCCAGTCTATATAGCACTCTGCACATTAACGCCTTTATTGCAGCCCTAAACCACACTTTATTGCACATTAATTCCTGTATAGCAACACTAAATCGCACTTTATTGTATCTGTGAAGCAACGTCGACAT